TGTTCTTGAAGTTGTTCTGCTCTTCGGGAGTTTCTAGAAATCTCAGCTGAAACCTTTAAGAACTCTTCTCTATTTACTGCATGGTAAGCGCGTCTGAGAAGGTTTACGGACTCCTGCGCTTTATACTCTGCCTCACTATCTCCCCGCTGTTCAGCTCTTTCAAGCCTAACTAGCACTTTACCGAAGGACTCTTTTAACTTTTCGTCAGTTACTTTTCCTCTGCCTCCGGTAATTACCGTTTTATTTTCAGCTGGTGGTTTTTCAGAGGCAGGAGAGGAAATCTGTCTATCTTTTTTTAATCTTGAAAGGGTCTCGTTAAGGGCTTCTCTCAATCTTTGAGCAGCTTCTGCTCCTTTATCCGCGGAGTCTGGAGTGCTAACTTTACCGGTTGTTTTCTTTTCCCCTTTAACAGGCGACTTTTTAGTCAGAGTTTTGGCGTCCGTTTCTTCCGTCTTTTTAACAGTTTTCGAGGCGTTTCGCGTTTCAGTCCGTTTCTTCCGTGGTTTTGGTTCCTCTGTCTTGTCCTCTCGAGTTCCTTTGCGGCACTTCCCGCCCGTTCCATAGGCGCTACCATCCGGTCTCACGCACCGCGTGAAGTCGTAGACTTGAGCCTCGCTGAAGTCAAGAGGGAATGTGTCGGCGATTAAAGCCTCGTAGGCTTCCAGGGCCTCATTAGAAAAATGTCCTTGCTCCATGTCAGGTTTGAGCGTTTGTATTAGAGTGATGATGTGGGGTCTAGAGGGACAAAATGTCTACTAGCACATTTTCCCGTATTTCTTTTATCATGCCCGAGACAGCCGCTCTGGACCCGGTTTCCGCGCTCATCACCAAATCCTTGACTTTTGTACCCTTCCACTCTTTCTCGTTTAGGTCCAGAAGTTCTCGCTGTGCTCTTCCAAGCAATGCTGCAAGTTTCTTTAACCCCTCAGTGTCTCCCTTAGCTTCCAGTTCAGCAACTTTGTCTGCAATTTTCTTTCCAGCAGGGTTACCTCCTGCCGAACCTGGTCCCCCGTACCAGTACCACGGCTGGCGTTCGCGGGAAATAGTTCCTTCTTTGGCTGACTGCATACCGATAGCAACAGTACGAGCAGACCCTTCAGTCCAAAGGGAGATTATTTTACCTAGTAATTTTGCTTTCTTTTCAGACGGAAGCCCTGACTCCTCTATCATCTTAATGGCATCGCTTGGTTTGACAGATTTGTTAAGAATTTTATTTTCCAGGTCTGCTTTTGTTTCTCCGCTAGCTTCTCTTAGAGAGTGAAGTTCTTTCCCTCGAGGGGTCAGCTGCCCTTGGTTGTCGAAAGTTAACTGTTCTCTCTTTTTCGAAGTTTGTTTTCCTGTGGGGCTCACATAGAAGTAACCTTTAGGGTTGCTTACGTCAAAGTAGTCGGGGCTTCCTTCGGACTTACCCTTGTTGAGCCTGGACTTTGTTAGACCGTAATTGTACCCCTGCTCGGAAAGCCTCCCGCCGTGGGCAGCAGGTATGATGTGTTCAAGGTCAGCCTCCAGTAAGGGCAGTTTTTCACCCGTGTATATGTCTCTCCACCCCGACTCCAATCCTATTCTGACTATCAACTCAGCCCTCCCCCTTTGTTGTTCAACGCTGGCATCTTTAACTGGACCGAAAGAAACGGGAATCACGTCAGATTTGGACCCTGGAGGGAAATGGCCGCCTTCTGCAACTGACCCCGCTTTTCCCAGGAACGTTCTTGCGTCAGCGGGCATGAAAGCCATAGCCAGTTTAACCTCCGCATCAGACACTTTATTTACTCTGTACCCTTCGGCGACTTCTCTCAGAGAATCTCTCATTTGCTCTGCGGTCTTGATTTTACCACTCAGCATGTCCTTGTAAACTCTGGTTGCCGCTTTTATTCTACCTTGTAGTTTGAATATACCCTCCACTTCTCTTTCTGAAACAGCTGCTCCGGGATTTTTTACCCCAAACGCCGTTTCTAGCACTCCGTCGACAGTTCTGTTAAAGACTTTCTCTCTCTCTTTGGGGTCCGGGTAAGCCTTTTCCAGTTCAGAGTAAGCTTCTGATAGCTCCCTAGCTCTTTTTCTGATGTCCTGCTTTTCGGACTCACCCTTTAACTCTGTGTCCCACTCGAATTTTCCAGATTTATCACTCCTTCCGGTTCTCAACTCTCTGCTTTGATCTTTAATGTCCTCCAAACCTGAATACTTCTTGAATACTTTTTCTGCTTCTTCAGGTGTGATACTACCCTGTTTCACTCGCTCTCGCAAGTGGTCCCTGACTTTGGACAGTGCTTTTTGCACTTCCGGGTCCGGGAAAATTACAAGACAGTCGTCATCGCGAAAAACACAAGCTGCCCCGCAAGACTTACCTTTTTTGCATACGTCCTTGCCCTCGGCGAAGGAAACCGCCAACCGATTGGACAAGGCGTCGAGAAGTAGTTGGCGGCGGCAGTTCATCAGTCTTCGTAGCGGTCGAGAATGTGTGCGATCACGGAGTTGCGGACGATGTCCTCCTTATGGAACTCGACGATACCAACCTCGCTGAGTTCTCTCAGGCGATGAACAGCGTCGAGGAGACCGTTTTCGCGACGGAACACCTCCATGTCAGTCTGTCGCGTGTCCCCGATGAGGCAGATCTTGGAGTCCTTGCCGACACGGGTGAGACACGTCATAATCTGCGAGGGCAGGAAGTTCTGCGACTCGTCCACGATGATGAATGCCTCATTGAGTGAGCGTCCCCGAATGTCTTCGAGGAGCACGGGTTCGATGATCTTCTTGTTCAGCAGGTACTCTGCAGCACCCTGCGACCGCATGATGCAGGGCAGGTTGTCGAAGATAGGGGCGACCAGAGGGGCAATCTTCTCAGACATGTCCCCAGGGAGTGCGCCGCGACCTCGTTGAAACTCCACACCGACGTCGCTGCGGACATAGAACACTTTATTGAAATCGCCTTGGGCAACTCCAAACAGACCGTAGTGCAGTGCGATCAGTGTCTTGCCAGTTCCTGCTCGCCCATGTGCGAGAGTTACGGTGTTGCGATTCAGAGTGTTCCAGAACTCCTCTTGACGACGAGTCTTGAACTGCGGAGGCATGACGTCCATGCCACGAGAGTAGTTGCCCTCGTGAGTTTGGGTCGCTTCGGCGCGGCGCTTGGTACGCTTTTCTTTGGAGGATAGCATCTGAGGGAAGGGGCAGGCAGTGGGTAGAGAATACGCTTCGCTGTTGACCAAAGTCAGATCATGACTATCACCCCCTTGACACGTGTTCTGAAACATTGGGGTCTGCTCCAGGGTTAGGTGGTTTTACCCTCAGTGCCAGCGCTCAGTGAAATCCGACCATCCACCTTTGCCACCGCAGAACTCGGTGAACTTCCTTTGGTTGGGGTTCTCTTTATTTGCTTTTGCCAGATACTTATCCGATGCACGGTCCGTGATAAGGACTTTGGTGCCGAAATCTTCCTGCATAATAGCAGGAACTTTGTCTACTGGTGAAATAGCCATTGTGTTCTGTCTTGTTAGGAACAGCAACTTTTCGTGAGGTTGCGAATCTCAGTCGTCGTAACCGATGCGACCCCGCCCGCCACCCCGACGCAGTCCGAACGAGAAGGACCTTTCGTCCTGCGGTGTGCCATCATAATCAGGGCTATTGTAGGACTGCTCAGTGAAACGTAAACCACGTCCGATGCCCCGACTGCTCTCGGTGAAGACGTTGCTGTCCTTAAGACCCTCGCGTTTAAGGTCGCCCAGGTATCGCTTGTTTTGAATAATCGCCTCCTGCAGACCCCTGTCAACGACGTCCATGTTTGTGGCGAAATATGTCAACGCCCACGCGAACGCGTCGGTTCGGTCGTCGTGACGCGTAAAGGGAAACGAGGTCAACTCTTTGATAAATCCCTCAGTCCAGTAGTCGTCGAGGAAGAACACTCTCCCGCTCTCCAAGTAAGGTGTCACCGCTTGCAGACGCGTCGTCTTTGACTTGAGCGGTTTCATCTCGACAATGGGGATCTTCGCCTCTTTCTTCAGAACCTGGATCAGCGATTGACCGCTTGCCGCCTTCTCGATGCACAGCATTTTCGCCTTGTAGAACGAGTATGCCTGTTTGACCGCATCAATCATGTCCGGAAATCCCCACCTTCCTGAGATGATCTCGCGAATGTAGATTTTGGTTGGGTCTTTCATGCAGATTGAGGCGACACAGATTGCCGTTTCATCTGCCATCTCTCTCTCTTGAAATGCGCAGTCAACTGCTAGCCATGTCACATCGTACGATGGCGGTTCCTCGTCCTCACCAATGACCCGTACCCAGGAGTTCTTAACAATCTGACCCTCAGACGCCTTTGGCACCCCTTGATATAACGACGCGAACTTAAATGAACCCATGATTTTCCGCTGCGACTCCAGCATCGGCACAGAGAATGTCGGGTTGCTCGGCCAGTGCGACTCGCCCACCTTCCGTTCCAGGGGGTCGTTGTGGGGTTCCTCGCAGAGTCCGGCAATGTTAATCCACCGCCACCGGAAGTCGTCCTTGTCGGGGTATCCAATTTCTTCGGGATCGTAGGTGCCATCGCCTTGCATCAGCACGCCGTGAAGGTCCTTCTCGTGGAATCGGGTCGCGATGACCAGTTGGCAATAGTGATTGGTTCGTCGGGTGGACGCTTGCTCCTGCCACCACGACTCCAGGTTGTCAAGTGCTGCCTTCGAGTCAGACGACTTCAGAGGGTCGTCGATTACCATGGCACCGACTCCAGGCGAGTCCATGTCGGTCGTCCCAGCCGTGTATCCCGTCAGCACCCCGCCGACCGAGGTTGCCAGAATATACCCGCCACCATTCATGTCGTATTTGGAGTCGGGAGAGAATCCCAACCAATCGGGGAAGATTTTCTTGAACGTGGCGGTCTTGAGCATGTGAACCACGTCTCTGTGGAACTTGAACGACAGACCTGACCCGTACGACGCGATAACATGCTGTGTTTTCTGATCGCGTCCGAGCAACCACGCCAGGAACATCGTCGCCAGCATCGACTTGCCAGATCGCGGAGGGCAGGAGACGATCAGTCGCCGATTCCTCCGGTTGGCCAGGTCTTCGAATGCCGACGCAATGATCTCATGGAAATCGGATACTTGAAGGTCGCCTGCCTTCATCAGGTCGCAGAATGCCAGAAAGCAGTCTCGTGCTGCCTTGTGTTTGTACTCCTGAATGATGCTCCGAGGCGCCTCCAGCAGAGTCAACTCTCGGAGTCCCCTCTGATACTGTCGCCAAGAGGAATGCTGTTCCAGCTGGCTGACCCGAGTTATTGGCGGTCTCATTTCCCGTCAGTCAGGCGACTCAGCAGTTCGTCTACTTTTCCTGTGTACTCCTTCGCCAGACTTGCCTCATCTTTCGACTCCTTATCGCTGAGCGAGACAATATCAGACACGATGTCGCGATGTGTCTTGACTGCACTGTTGAAAATGTTGACGAGGTCGCGCACGGAGCACTCAGTCATTTGATCCTGGATGTACCCCAACGCGTCATTCGCAACCTTCAGTGCTTCTGCAGCGAGATGCTCCTTCTGCTGAAGAATATCCTCGTGTTTTTTGCTCATGGGGGTGTGCCCTCTGTTGAGTGGTTTTACCCTGCCGGGTGTTCAGAACCTTCGACGACAGGAGGAGCACCCTCGCGTCGCTGCCTGCTGCCCATGCCCCTTGTACTGGTGAATCTGCCGAAGGATTCTCGCTGCCAGTGCCTCGTTCTTGCTCTCCTTCGCCTGTTGATATTGTCGCCACAGTTCTTGGATGCCCATCAGCAAATGTCCCCACCAGGACCACCGCCACCAGGACCGACACCGGAACCGGAGCAGGGGAGGCAACCCAGTCGCCACAGCGAGTTGACCGAAGCAAACTCGAAGGTGTCCTCCAGTAACCACCCACGACCCTGAGGTGATTGGCCAACGAAGTAAAACCGACCGGACGATGTTTGAATGAACGTCTCCGTCATCACACCGACAAGCGTGCCACCGTCAATGGGTCGCTTCGGTGCTTCCGGATTCAGAGGGTCTGTGTACAGGTTCTGAACACCGCCCGTCACCACAGCAAAGTCGCCCGTCTTCATGCCACTGAAGAACACCGCATCCAGTTGCTTCCGGTCGCCACTGATCGACTTGTTCCACAGTTCGAGTGCGTATCGCGCCAGTTTCTTCTTCGTCGTGCAGTACAGCACTTCGCGGATCGGTTGCTTCGTCACCGAGTCCCAGATGGTCACCACCAGGTGTCCGTCCGGAGTGTACGAGTTGTTGCTGAGCAGGTAGATTGGTTGATTGAGCGGGTCCTCGATGAAGACGCAATCAGGGTCGCATACGAACACCCAGTCACCAGATTGAGTTAGTTCGTCGCTCCACCGGATGCCAAAACACTTGTCGTAATCTTCGCCCGGTTTGCGATCGCAGGCGTAGGAGGGAACGTAAATGTCACCGGTCGCCTCGTCGACCACACCACCAAGAGGCAGTCGCGTCTCGACGCCGAGACCGGGGAATAGCTGAGAGCAATTGCCCCGCGCCACGCAAGGGTCAAGAGCGACGTATGGTAGGGTCGCCTGAGTGGTCAGGACATATTCTTGCGTGTAGCAGTATTGGGACTCCTCACTCAGACCTGTGAACTTCTCCGACTGGCATGTGAACGACTCCAGCACCTCG